TAACGAAGAAATATCCCTATACATACCCAGGATATATTAAGCACAGATTGTGCCCGATCACAGTGAGTGGCCTGGCTATTGAAATAGCTCCACTTAATTTTTCAAATGATGAAGACAAAGTTAACTTTTTCATTAATAGCCGTAACTGGCATTTTTATTTAAATGCATGCAGGGCCTATGGGTTTCTTGTTGATCGCGATGCTCCATGGCGCCTCGTTGCTGATATTGGTTCGTCAACCATGCTTACCTATGCCAGAGCATATGGCATGCGCTCGACTGATACTGTTTTGGATCAGGCTTTGGGCCCAGCTCATCTTGAATACTATAACGGACTCAAGCGCGCCCTATTGCAGGCCTATAGTAAGCTGAAGGTCACAAGCTATTTGGAGCGAGAATACTGCCAAAATGGCACCACTGTTGGCAAGGTGGTGGTTCCCAAGAATTATTCAATAGAGAATCTTGAGAAACTTTATGATGAGGCTTATTTTTTCGATTTATACTTAAAAATTAGATTTATGGAAGAAGAATCAAAGTTTTCAGAATCAGAAATATATCGATTAACCAACGAAACAAAGCAGTTATATCGATCTCATGGGGTAAGTTTCGCGCTCAACGCATTCGAACGAGTGATAGGAAAGACATATGACTACAGTGGCTCCTTGACAAACGCCGACAAAGGTGTTAAACTAAGAATGGAAGATCAACTTAGTGAACAAGAGTTACGCGGTGCTGTTTCAACCTATCGATGATAAAACAAATTGTATTGGCATATACGCCGACGGCAATTTGATTTTTGATGAAAGCAAGATGCCTAAGAATTTATCCAAAACTTGGCGCTATACAGGCTCACTTACATCAGAAGACATAGAGTATGCATGGATCTATGCCAACGGAAAGGCAATGGGCGATGTGTGCCCTGAAGAGTTGTTGGAGACATGGGAAAAGACCTCTAGGAAGATACGCGCATATAAAAAGTCATTTGATATAGCAAAAATAAACTTGCGAGAACATTGTTTTTTTGAACTGATTCCGCACGATGCGCTAGCACAATTTTGCGAGGCAAAGAACAAGATCACAGAATACGTTTTTGAAAATTTTGAGAAACCAAAGAACTACGACTATCTAGCCGCAGCTGCCAAGCTGCTCTATAAGATAAAGTATCAAGATCTTAAGATAGACAATTCCGATTGCCGCAGCTTGTTTATTAATAGCGGAATGCGGAATAGCTCACAGAAAGTATTGAACGGCCCAAAGTATATTAACTATAATCTTTTTGGTACCGTCACCGGCCGACTTTCGACTCACCCGCAATCATTTCCGATATTGACAATGAAGAGAGAACTCCGCCGGCTTATAAAGCCACAGAACGGATGGTTTATATCGCTCGATTATAATGGAGCAGAAGTCCGCACGCTGCTGGCCCTTTCTGAGCAAAAACAGCCGATTGGCGATATTCATGATTGGAATATAACAAATGTTTTTAAAAATTCCGGAATGCAAAGAGAAGAAGCGAAAACAACGTTTTTCGCCTGGATGTACAATCCAGATTCTGACTATATCGACACAAATCACTATAATCGCGAAAAAGTACTTGACAGATACTATGATGGTGAGTATATTAATACTATATTTGGGCGGCATATAAAAGTGAGCAACTGGAAGGCATTCAATTATTTGATTCAAAGCACAACGGCTGACCTCGTTATTGATCGGGCCACCGTGATCGACCGCATGCTAGAAGGCAGAAAGTCGTTTATTTCGCACATTGTACACGATGAAATAGTAATAGATTTTGCGGATGAAGATAGAGATTTATTGTCAGAAATCAAAGATGTGTTCGCCAAAAACAAGCTAGCCGTTTTCAAGGTTAACTTGAAAGCAGGGAAGAACTACTATGATTTGGAGAACTTGTTGCTATGATTTCAATTGTAGGCATAGGTACCGGCGCCTCAGCCATTGCCAAAAATTTTGCGGATATTTCGCAGTATGATGTTTACGCACTCAACGATGCGGTAGAAGAAAATACAGAAAATGAGTTTCACCTTCCTTCGTTTGAAACACCGGAAGAATATGAAAACCACATCCCGGATTTAAAGAAGTTTTTCAAGAACCTTAAAGAACAGGTACAGGTGTTCATAATAGGGACGACATATAGTTCAAACTATTCTCTTGGAATTTTACAACAGATTCAAGACAAGAAAATAGACATCTTTTACGTAAAGCCGGATATTGAACTTGTGACTGGCGAAAGAAGATTAATAGAAAATTTGACATTTGGGGTTTTACAAGAATATGCCAGATCTGGTCTTTTTGGTAGTTGTACGGTTTTTTCAAATTTGGAAATAGAAAAAAATCTAGGCGACGTGCCCATTAAGGGATATTATGACACGCTGAATAAATCTATATTTTCAGCTGTGCATTATTTAAATTATTTTACGCACTCAGAGCCGGAGATTGGCCAAGTCGCAAAACCAGCAGCCATCAATCGCATTCGAAGCATTGGTGCTTTAAATATGAAGAATTTAGAAGAAAAGTGGTTTTTTGAGCTTGACGTCGAGCGCGATCTGTGTTATTATTTATGTATAAATGAGGAAAGGCTCGCAAAGGAGGGGATGTTGCACCGAAAGCTTGTTGATATTTTGAAGAAAAAGCCAACAAACGCTTTCCGTAAAATTTCTTATGCAATTTACGAGACACCTTATAGTGACTTTGGGTATGTTGTAGCCCATACAAATAAAGTACAACAACAAATAACTCTTGACAAGGTAGATTGAGAGTGTTATATTAGATATCAAGGAACGCTTGATATACTTTACCATAAACAACAAAAGGAGACACAACATGTCAATTAATATGGAACTAATGAGAAAGAAGCTTGCCCAACTTAGGGGCGAGGGAGAAAGGGAACAGTCAGCTTGGTTTAGACCCGAAGAGGGCGATCAGGAAATTCGGATTGTACCCAGTACAGATGGAGATCCGCTAAAGGAGATGTATTTCCATTATAATGTGGGCGACCACAGGGGCGGAATCGTCTGTCCAAAGCGCAATTTTGGCGAAAGCTGCCCAATTTGCGAGTTTGCTTCATCGTTATGGAAGGGCGGCGTTGAAAGCAACGATGAAGAAAGCAAGAAGCTAGCTAAGTCGCTGTTCGTGCGCGCTCGTTACTTCTCACCCGTCGTAGTACGTGGTCGCGAAGAAGAGGGCGTTAAGATGTATGGCTACGGAAAGCGAGCATACGAAAACCTTTTGGGCTATATTCTAGACCCAGACTACGGAGATATCACAGACGCCATGGAAGGCACCGATATCTCACTTACCTACACAAAGCCCACGTCACCGGGGGCATACCCGCAGACAAGCCTGAAGATGCGTCGAAACACTTCCACGCTTTTGGAGGACACGGAAGCTATCCCCGCCCTCCTTGATAGTATCCCTGACTTTGACTCTCTGTTTGAGCGTCATACTCCGGAGCAAATCGATGCAATCCTCGATGAACAGCTTGCTGGTAATGGAAGTGCAGAAACCCGTTCGAAGGAAACCACTAAATACGATAATAGCAAGAGCGATGTGGACCGAGCGTTTGATGAACTGATGACCAACAAGTAAGGCTTGCGTGTGACCGCTGGCACCCCGGTCGGGAAAATAGGGTGCCGCATTTTTTATGTTCAGGGTAGAGCAGTTTGGTAGCTCGTCGGGCTCATAACCCGGAGGTCGGTGGTTCAAATCCATCCCCTGCATCCATTTTATTTATACCAAGGAGGGAGCATGGGTGCCGCGCATCTATCACAAAGAGACAATTGGCAAAAGGGAGCACGCCTTGTGGGCGATGCCGGCGAAAATGATTTCGCCACATTGCTGGCAAAGGAGTTGCCGGAACATTATATCGTCGAGCACAAACCAAAAAAGCTGGTAGTGTACAGTGAGGGAAAAGGTATTAAGTTAGATACCCTTATTACCAATGGCCTTACAAACAAAAACCTTTACGTGGAGAAGAAGACGGGTAATAACGGCGGTAACGCCCATGAACGCGTCTATAAGTTTCTTTCGCCATCCCTTAAAAGAGTGGTCAGAGAAAAATACAACACAGTAATGCAGCCATTCTTCATGGTCTTTTCGGGTGTCACCTTCCAAGGTCAAAAGTATCAAGATGAAATTTCTTTATTGCTTGAAAGTGAAAATCATGCCATAATGGAGCCTAACTTTGCTAACATTAAGCAAGTAGCCCTGCAGATCACGGAGATTGTGTGAAACCATTATTTATGTGGGCCGGCGGCAAGACGCGCATGATCAAGAAGTACGGCGAACACCTACCAGAGTCGTTCGATCACTATATCGAACCATTCTTGGGCGCAGGCGCCATGTTTGTGTGGGCTTACAATAAGAACCCCAAGGCTACGTTCGTCCTCAATGACTACAATGAGTCAATCATGGCAATCTATGGAGCGATCAAGGATGACTGCGATAAGTTTATCGAACGTGTGGATCACCTCTCCGCACAGTATATGCCTCTAAACAAGGAAGATAGAAAGAAGTTTTATTATGATCTGCGCGAACAGCATGCCTTCGATTATGAGAAATGGGACAAGACCGAAGAA